GCGTTGTGCGGATCCGGTACGTCTGCCCGGCTACGTGCTGGATGTCGAGAGCGTCGTCCATGAACTTGACCGACAGCGCCACAGAGACGCCCGGCGGAGTCCATGTGATCGGGAGGGCACGCCCCATCGCCGCATCGAAGACCGACAGAATGTGCGACTTCTCGTTAGGGCTCGACACCCGCCACTCAACCGACCATTGACGGACCTCGATCTCCGAGGAGTTGCGCGACGTGGACGACTGTACCTGCCTGCGGACAACGTGCCCCGTAGACGCAGGAGTCGATACCGCCCGCCTCCGATGCGAAGTGACAGCATCGAACCACGGAGCGACGGTCAAGGTGGCTACGTCGGTCATGCCTCGACAGCCTCCTTCACCATCTGGTCCCCAGCCTGCCCGATCCGGCGGACGATGTATCGTTTCGTATGCTTGTTGAATTCGATCTTGAAGCCGAGACGCGGGGAGATATGGACGCTCTTCTTCAGGACATAGAACGCCTTGGGCGATCCGCCGCGCACCTTGATCGTAGTCCCGTCCCGCTTGCGAATGCCGATGAAGAGGCCGCCGCTCTTGCCCTTGAAGATGAACGTAGGGCCTGCGTCGGTCTCGTATGCTCCCCTAGATGAACCGGCCCGCGTGCTCGCTGCGTGCCAGCCCGTGCGGATCCTGTACCGTCCCGAGAGCGCACCGCCCTTGGTGAGCGCCGCCTTCGTGGGAACCGTTAGCCATTGACGACGCTTGGGCCTGATCGTTCCGCCCGTCTCGTGGATGTGTCCGTGCTTTGCGCCGACGAACATCCGGACTTGCAGGTTGCCGAGGTTGCTCCCCTTCGTCTTATGTCCAATGCTCCGCCGCAGCCCACCCGTCCGCGTCTGGAGTTTGTTGCGCGGAGACCGGCCACGGTAGGGAACAAAGCGCCGTCTCTTCATCCAGTTCGAGTGCTCGAAACCGATCTCATTGAGAGCCCGGCGCATGATCTTGGTCGTCTTCCGACCGGGGATCGCGGCAAGAGCCTTCTCCACCTTCTCGGTGTCGATCTTGAACTCGAACTCTTTGCTCATCGCGACGCCCCATGCACGAGCCGTTTGTGCGGATAGAGCATGTCCTGGACGCGAGGAAGGAATCGATGGTTCCCCGTCCACGTCGTTCCGCCGGAGGGACCGCCCCTGCGTTCGGTCGCGGGGTTGTTCTTGCGGCGCCAGTCTTCAGCGACCTGAACGTCGCAAGCATAGCTAATCGCAGGGGCGGCAGAGATTACCGCTGCCGTGGTGGAACCGATGCCTCCGGTGTAGACGACCTGGATCGCGTCTTGAGCTTTCTCGTCCCAACTCGTGACGCGGAAACTGCCGACGAGGGAGTCGAGGAAGTAGACCTCGCCCGTCTCCGCCGTGATGTTGTAGCGCGTGGAGAGGATCGCCGTCGCCGTGTACTGCCAGTAGCGATCGACCTTGACGCTCGCCACGGTCACTACCGGATATGCACGGAGCCAGATCGAATGTCCGTGCATGTTCATTGTGTACTGTTCGGTGCGGGCAGCGACTTGAAGCGGGCGGCCGATGTACTCTTCGATCTCCGAGGAGACCACGAGGATCATCGTCGAGAGCGTGGCGTCTGCCGCAGTCGTGGCCGTAGGGATCTCCAAGAGATCCTTGACTCGCGCTAGGGTCGTCGCACCGATGAGGGCCATGGCTACTTCTCCACGATCTCCTCGCTGTTCTCGGCCTCGAAGTCTAGGGCCGGTTCGGGGTCGGGCTCAGGCTTGAGCTTGCGCTTCTTCTTCGGGGCCGCCTTGGTCTTCGCGCCACCCAGCCGGAACATCCGATCTACGGGCGGGCGGTATCCAGCGCCCTCCACCGCGTCTCGGAACTTGTCGCTGATGTCTACCACCTCCACGCCAGCCTCCCGCTCTTCTTTCGTCAGGTTGCGGACCCGCGATTCTTGCCCGTGCATCCACGTCCGCATCGTTTTGTTGTCGTAGTCGATGCAGACGAACTCGCCTTGCTTCGCCCAGACCTCGCCGTTCGGATACTCCAGGAAGCACCGCTCTTTGACGCGGAACACCTTGTCTATCTTCGCCATGGTCAGGTTGTAGGTAGGGGGGGAGGGCCGTCCCGGAGACCCTCCCCCGGAGGAAGCGCCTTCTAGACCAACGGTCCCAGCTCCGCCACGGAAGCTGTGAAGTCGGCATAGTTCACGCTGTATTGCCGTCCGAATCCCAGAAGGGAGATGTCCATCTGCGCCGTGCCCGTCGCGTTGACGATGTTCACGTTCATGTACTTCTTCAGTCCATGGCAGCGCAGTTGCACGCCTTTCAGGTTGTTGTCGGCCGTAGTGGCGAACGTGGCGGTTCCGCCCGTGATCGCCGTGTAGCCGCCGCCGGAAACCGTGAGGGTGTCCGACTGTTGCAGGGTCATCGTAGTTGTGCCGGTCGTCGCGCCGATGCTGATGAGCACGAGAACGTACTCATAGAGCGACACGTCGATCCCGGTCGTCAGGTTGATGCCCGTGGTAACGGGGGCCGCCTCAGACGACCATACGTTCTTCACCTCGCAGATGTCCGAGGGGTTCCATGCCACTGTGGGATAAGTCATCGTGTTACCCTCCTATGCCAGCGCATTGCTGATATTGAAGTTAGAGGCATTCGAGAACGCCTTGGGTTGGAACACGCCCACGTCATGTGCCGTGACTGCTCGGATCGTTGTCCGAACCTTCAGGAAGTTGTCCCCCGCTACGTCAGACGAAGCAAAGGCCATCGTGCCCCAGTGGGCGTTCACCGCTTGAGCCCAGTCCGCGAACATCAGGAACTCGGCGGTATTCCCGCTCTGCTCAACCTGCGAAGACGAGAGCGCCGGATACCCGAGCAGGTTCTGGGGCATCGCTTGGCTCTGGTCAGCGGGGAGGAAGATGTCACGCCCTGTAGAGTCGCGGGTCGTGGACATCGCGTAGAGCGCGCTCGGGGACAGCGCCCATCCAGGACGCTCCATATCCTCGAATGCGTCATTATCCATCAAGTCTTTGATGTGGAGTCGCAGGCCGCGAGTGATGTTCTGAGCCGCTGTCGAAGCTCCCGAGAAGATTGGTTGCCCCGGGTTAGTGCTCCAGTTCATTGTCGAGATGCCCGTGGTGTTCGTGATGCCACGCGGCTCGCTCTCGTTGCTCGCGCCCTGGAAAACGGAGTTGTCTTCCTTGAGCGCGATCACCTTCGCAAGTCGCCCGCGGACCCACGTCTCCAGAGACATCGCGGACTGATTGAGCATCCCCCATGTCATCGGCACAAAGGCCGCGAGAACGTGCGGGCGGAGCTGGATCGCGGAGAACGTCGGCACGCTTTCGGTGCCGCTTGCTTCCGCTTCCGTATCGATGTAGTAGGCGGTGATGCCGCCTTCGTTCTTGGTCCACGCGGGGTTGCCCACGAGACCGTTGAGTTGCATGACCCCGAGTTGAGCCGTGATTGACTTGGCTTCCAGCAACGGGATCAGTTCGGCTTGCGCCTCGATGGGAATCAGGAACGCACCCGTAGTGCCCTCCTCGCCGGAGATCGCGGTCTTGACCACGTTCTCGTCCGACATCGCATCGAGTTGCTTCATCATGTTGCGCTGAACCTCGACCTCGTAGCCGTGGCTCTTGCGATTCATGTAGCGATCCGGCGCAGCGATGAGTTGGAACACTCGTGCAAACGAGAACTCCTTTCCCTCTTCCACGCCGACATCTATACCAATGAGGCAGTTGCGCTCGTATTCCTTGCGCTGCTCATCGGCTTCTTCTTTCTGTTTCTCCAGGGCGTCGAGACGCTCGTCGATCTTCTTGCGAGCCTCCTCGTCCGCGCTGGCACGTTCGGCCAGCTTCTCCTGGATTTCCTCAGAGAGCGCCTTCAGTTGCGCCTTGAGGATTTCTTCGTAGTCGGTCATCGTTACCCCCTGTCTAGGGATGCGATCAGATGCGCCCGTGCGCTTTCAAGGTGTTTGATGAGGTCAGGGATATCCGTCTCTGCTTCCTCAGCCTTGGCATCGGGGATGGGCTCGGCGGTCGCTCCGCGCATCCCACCTAGACAGGTGCTGAGATCGGTAATTGCTTGTACGAGCTTGTCGAGGGTCTTTGCTTGGGCGTGCTGACTCTCGGCTAGTTCCTTGATGGCGACTTCCATCTCTGCGGACATCCAGTCGGGAGACTTGGCTTCAAGTGCAGGCTGGAAGGTGTAGGGGATGACATTGCTCGTGTCGGCAGCAGAGAGAGAGACCAAATGCCAGCTTGTATCCATGAGGATCTGCCCGCATGTCGAGCATGTGTCTGCATGGAGATAGTTCGCGCCTTCGCCGGACCCCTCCCCAACAAGCCGCCCCATGTCCACGAACGAGCGCGCGTGCTTTCGCATCAGCTTCTCCCACTCCTTCTCGGTGGGATCCGCGAGGGCTTCCGCTATCTCCGCGTCTCCCGTTTCGATCAGGCCATCGCAGAGCGCGCGATCAAGACTGCTCTGGAGTGCGCCTTGGTGCATCGGAACAGCGACGAGTGAGAATTCCAACAGTTCCGACTTCTCATAGAGGACACCGAAGCGACCGACGCCCAACTTCGCCCGCTCATCGTCCCCCTGCGGAATCGTAGTCTTGAGGGGACGGAAGCCGACGGAACCCGCTTTGATGAATCCTGCGTTCGCCAGACGATAGCGCCGCGCAGCATGCTCGCTCTCCTCTACGGCGAACCGAATATCCGAGAGCAAGGCGGGCTTGCCCTTGGACGTGCCGATCTTGAGATTCTCGCCATTCGCGATAGGCTCTGTTCCCGTCTGCGGATCCCGACCGTGCGCGAAGATGACGACATTGTTCGCCTTGTAATCCTTGGTCACCCACCCTTTTTGACGAACCACATCGCCGCCGCGATCAGTGTCCTCGCGGGACATGACCCACGGGATCACGGGCGGCCCCTCGATTGCGGCCTTGCCAATTGGCGCGCATACCCCGTTTTGCCATCGCAACAGATTCTCGTTGCTCTTGAGCGCGAGCGCATACTCTTCGCCCGCCTGCTCGATCTGCTCCTCGGTTGCGATCCCCGCAGAGATCAGGCCGATAAGGCGGTGTTGCTCGGCCGTGAGGTCTTTGGCGCGTTCGCCTTGAAGCCATGCCCGGATGATGCTTTGAACTTCCATGGTCATTCTCTGGGGATTACAGGCAAGGTTTCGCACCTACACGATGCGACGGCGCCTGCGCCGAAAGGCTGATTCGGATCTCCGGGGTAGTGCAGTCCGTTGGAGAACCGCTCTCCAACCTTGGCAACCTCGCCGTCAATGCGATGTGAGGTCGGAAGCGTCCGCACGAGATCATCCTTGGACGAAAGCCACTCGTGCTCCTCGATCTCTGCCTCCTCCATCTGCCTCACTCGTGAGGCGTTGGCGGCGGAGGCTGTTTCTGTTCGGGCGATGAGTTCCGCGCGCACGCCTACGCGGTCCATCATCACTTTCATCTCCCCTTCTAGTTTCTGGAGAGCCTCGCGCACTCGATCCGCTAGCGTCGCGCCGTCCAGCTTGCCGGACATGCCACGGACAAGCGCGTTCTTGATCTGCTCGCGGAACGTGCCGACCGTTTCCTTGAGCAGCAGTTCCTTCTCCGCAAGAAACTCCAGCATCGCCGGATCCGTTGCGGTCGGGAACGCGGTTACGCCTAGCTCCGAAGCTAGATCCTCGGCAGCGCGGGCGATCAGATCCTCAAGCGCCCCGTGAGTGTTGCCCCACAACTCCTTGCCGAACTTCTCCTTATTGATGGCGAGGAGGCGCTCGATCTCCGAATCCGTCGCGCCGCAGACTTGGAGCCATTCCGGATCAACGCCCGGCAGGAAATGGCCGTACTCGTCCGTCTCGCGAATCAGGCATTCCCAGACGCGCGGCTCGCTCAGATCGTCGAATCCCTTGCCGCCGCTCTTGGCGATCTCCCTGAGCTTGGCACGCTGCGCTAGGACCATGCCCCGGAAGGTTTTACGGACAGCGCGGGCTACCTTGTCGTCGAAGGGACGGAGCAGAGCATCGAAGTCGAGCGATTTCTTGATCCGCTCGCCGCGCGTGAGCCCCGAAGCGAAGACTTGGAAAGGCATCCCGGCCTCGTCCTTCTCATCCTTGCGGATCTCATCTTCTGCTTCCTTGATCGCAGCCGGATCGACCGATCCCTCTTTCACCGATGCGAGGATCTTCTTCGCCCGTCCCGAGTCAATCGGGAACGCGGTCGTAAGCATCTCCTCCGCGCTAGCTTTGGGGACTACCCCGGTCGCAACATCCTTGACGATCTGGAGCATCGAGGTGACTTGCGCGCCGTTGAGAGACATCGCGGGCGCTGCGGTCTTCTCGTCTCCGGACTCTTCCGCAGGCGCAAGGCTGATCGTGTTCGGGAGGTAGCGGTCGTCCACACCCTCCATTCCTTCGAGGTCCGCTTTCCAGCCGACGAGCCTCGCGGCCTCGCGGAACGAGCGGCCCATGTTCGTAAGCTTCTGCACGCGGTCGAGAACGCTATCAATGTCCTCGCGCAACGCAGGAACCGCCGAGAGGTTGAACGAGTGCCCCCACTTCCTTTGAGGCTCCGGCAGCATCGCGAGGAATGTGCCCATCACCTGATCCGACCAGAACTCAGTCTGCGGGGTGATCGTGGACTCGTAGAACACCCGCCGTGCTTCGTGTGCATTCGCGCGGTTCACATCATCGGTGATGCCGAGTAGAGTCTTGGTGACCCCGAAGGCCATCATTATCTCGTCGCGGTTCCACTCGCGGAGCTTGGCGAAGTCCATCTCCCGAGGAGTCATCGCCGTAGCCGTGAACTTGATCCCACCCGGCAGCACCGCCGTCTTGCCGTGGCCTGCGGGCTTGTCGTGTTCCTCCCTCCATGACTTCTCTAGTTGGTTGATCTGGTCCGTACCGAGGGCGGAGCCGTCGTGCGTCAGCACGCCCCCCACCTGCCCCCCGTTCGCCACCAGCGCATCATCGAAGGCTTCTAGCTTGAAGGAGACGTTCGCGCGCCTGTGCGCGGCCTGAAGCGGCCCTACGCCCCGCACGATGTTGTAGGGGTCCGGATCGTAGAGGTGCGCGACGGCATGAGCCGGATACACAACCTCGCCCTTGACCGTGTCGAACGCCCAAGCGTCCGGAAGTTGAGACCCGTTCTTCTCCAGGAACCGGGGGGCGACGAGGTCCTCGCGGATAGGCCAGATCTCATCGGGCAGATCACCCGGCTCCATCGGGATCATCTTCCCTTCGCGCGCCCTGTTCATAAACAGGAACGCGCCGCCCGCGAGGCAGTAGAAGACTTCGAGCGCCCGCCAGAATTGGCGCTGGCTCAAGAGCGGATTCGGACGCTCCATGACGCGGAGCAGCGCATCCCCGTCCCGCGACTTGAGATCGAGCACGTCCTCCATCTCCCGCGTCTTCCACCACTGATGAGGAATCGCCGCAATGGCCCGCGCCCGGACCTGGACGCAGGCATACACCATCTGGCTCTGAACGAACGGGCGCGTAAGCTGCTCCTCCTGCGCAAGCCGCAGCATTGTCGAGAGCGAAGAGGACGCGCCGAACACCCCGATCCCGGATTGATACCCGGAAACAAGGGCTTTCTGGAGCGCGGCGGGATCCGCGAACGAATACTGAGCCGGGCGACTAGCGAGCTCGTGCGACGAAGCCCCGCCCGCCTGTCGCTTGTCCTTGCTCCATTGAATGTTCGCCGGAGCGGGTTTCTCGTAACTCTTGACTCGCTCGATTATGACGATGCACTCCTAGCCGGATGCCCCCCGCCTTGGGGGGAACTTGAAGGGCTAGGACGCTACCGTCAAGAGTGCAAAAACGGGGCTGGCGACCCCTACAGGGTATAGCAGGGAATCAGGGAGCAGAAGTTTCTGCGGATTTCTCGGGCTCCTCTGTCGCCCCTGTCCCCGCGTTCGCCGTCGTCCCGATCTCCCGAACCATGTTCGTCATGTGCTCCACCGTCAGCCCGTGCAACCGCTGCCCGTTCGCCAAGACGATCACCGGCTTCTGCTCGTGGACGTTCCCGAGAAGCTGGCGGATCTGCTTTGCGATGGTCTGCTTCGCTTCGTTCGGCACATTGCCCGGGATCTCTAGGACGAGGATGTCCGTGTCCGGGATGCTGATCGTTCGCGCTACGAGTTCCGCGAGGATCACGCCGCGCTCGCCCTGCAAGATCACCGTCCCGTCCTCTAGCTGCACCCCCCGATACTGCCCGACATCAGGAGGCGGCTCACCGAAGAGATCCCGATACCGCCGCTCGAAATCCCCTATCGACCACATGAGATGCTCCCACGCTACGGAGCCCTCCTGCCTCGCTGCGCCGGGGATTGATCGGAAGTCGGTAACGACGCGCCCGAGGTTGTGCGCGGCTTCAAGTAGGTTTTCGGCTTGCCAGTTCATTGGTTTGGTGTTCTACGAAGTCCGGAGCCTCGACATCCTCGCAAGGCAAAGTCCCCAAATGCCGCGACTCCATCACGATATCTAGCGTCGACAGTACGTGCCCCTCGGGGATATCCGGGAATGATTCGTGCTCAAACGCGAGAATCACAGTTCCGCGCGGATCATAGTGGGCCCCAACGAGCCTAGCATCCCCGGGTAGTCCTTCGACAATCTGCGCCTCGCCAGGGCAAACGATATTGCCAAGGGGCAGCCACGAGAGCAGGTATTCCCCGCTGACTTCTACGAGTACTCTTCTCATGTTGGGTGCCTCCCTAGATCCATTGCACGACCATAGGCCGCTCCTGTTCGTCTAGGTACAACGCTAGCGCCTTGTGGCAGTCGTATCCATGGTCGTCAACCTTTTTGACATCCTCTTTCGGAGCCTTGCCCTCGGCGGAGTCTTCCCAGATGAGCCCGTCCCATTCCTCTTCGGAACAGGTGGGCTTGGCGACCTCCGCCAGCTTGTGGTCCCTCTCTACGAGGGAATCGCGCAGCCAGAACATCCGGGGCTTCCCATCCCCGGCAGGGATAAGCCTGCGCTTGAGGGCCTGGAGCCCGGCCTGCCTGTCCTTCCGCATCTTCTGACACGGCATCCACGCCTCCTCGAAGGCGGCCCGCTCTTGAGCATCCCAGTCGGCTAGGAGGACGCTGATCGTTTCCCCCGCATCTTCGGTAAGTTGCCGTGCTAACCGGGCGTGCTCTTTGTCCTGCCGTTGAGTGTAGTACGTCTCTCGATATCGATAGGCGCGTCCGTCCCCGTCGAGCGCCCACCACTGGACGACCGTCGGGTTGGTATAGCCGAAGTCCACCATCACAATCCGCCGCCAGTCTTTCGGGATCTCGAAGCGGTCGATGAGGTGGACCCCCTCGTCGTATTCGGGGAACGCTACGCCCTCGGCCGCCGCCCACTTACCATGACGGTCGCGGAGAAGCCGGTGGCCGGTCATCTGG